CTTGCGATCTACTATGTCTCCAGGGCTTTACTTGCAAATGGCCGTGCGCGGCATGAGGCCGCACTTAGGCAAGACCGACTGCCTGGTGCTTGACTTCGCAGCGGTGGTGGCAACCCACGGCCCGATAACCCACGTCCGACCGCCTAACAAGAAGGGCGAGAAGGAGGGGGCCGCGCCAGTGAAGGTATGCGACAACTGTCAGGAGTTATGCGCCCTGGCGGCCCGTGTATGCCCTGCCTGCGGGCATCCGTTCCCGGAGCCTGAAGTTAAGAAGCTCAAGCTCCAGAACGATGACATTATGGGGTTGGCGGGCAAAGAGATGGAGGTGACTGCTTGGCGCTGGCGCAAGCATGTCAGCCGGGCCAGTGGGCAGGAGATGTTGATGGTCACCTATTACGGGGCATTGTCGGACGCGCCAGTGAGCGAATACATGCCGATCAACAATCCAGGCTATGCGGGCGAGAAGGCCAGGCGGACTGTGGCAGAGATCGCCTCGGGTGCCGATGTGCTTGTGTCCGACCTCTACAACCCGCTGGACGTGGTGGCCGACATTCTCTCCTGCGGCGAGCCGCCAGACATGATCGAGTACAAGATGGACGGTAAATATCACCGTGTGCTTCAAAGAAAATGGAAACTAGATGCGCCACAAACAGCCTGAAATTGTCACTGTCTACTACAAGATGCTCGAGGCCGGCCCGCCCAAGTGCTGCCACAGCTGCGAGATGTACGGCACGGACGGTCTGTGCGTGGAGTTCTTCAAAGAGCCGCCGGAGGACTTCGCCGCCACGCCGGATGCCTGCGACAAGTGGGTGATGGACCTGCCCTTCTGATGAAAACAGAACACGAAGAGCAGCGCGAGCTGGTGCAGTGGATCCGCCAGGCCTGCGGGGTGAGGGTCTTTGCGATACCCAACGGCGGGCTTCGAGGCATCGCCGCCGCCGGACGCTTGAAGGCCGAGGGCGTATCGGCTGGCGTGCCCGACCTGTTCGTCCCGGCCTGGCTGCTCTGGATCGAGATGAAGCGGGAGAAGGGCGGCAGCGTTTCGTCGGAGCAGCAAAGCTGGCACGACTACCTGCGCAGCCTGGGGCACCATGTGATCGTTGGGCGCGGGCAGGAAGATGCTAAAGAAAAGATGCGAAACCTAGGGTTTGTACCTAAGAATTGATGCTTTTTTTTGGGTATTATGCTTCTCACACCAACCCGCAACCAGCGAACAGGACAAAGACCATGAACAACAAACGAATCAATAAAGCAGCAGCCGCTCTTGCCCGCATGGGGTTTTCAGAAACCACCATCGCGTCATGGCGCAAGTGGGTGGCTGATGGCTGCGGTTACAGCCACGAAAGTGGCAAGCGTGACTTGCGCAAGTGGGCGCACTACACGCGCCGCGTGTACAGCGTCAAAGGGTTTTGACGCAACCAACCCAGCCCGGCCAGCGCCGGGCACCAAGGAGCCCCCATGATCCAAGACACCCTCTTCGCCGCAGCCCTAGGGCTTGCTGGCGCCACCTTCCTCTTCTTTGCCCTGTCATGATCGCAACCAAACACAAGCTCCTGCTCGCTAACGCTTTCGGCATTGCCGGATACAAGCGCGCCTTGTTCGACGCGCTCAACGCCTCGGTGGCGGAAGAGTGCGATGGCGAGCGCCTGGTAGCGCTCAACTTTGCAGACGGCTCGCGCTTGGCGCTGTCATGAACGGCGCCCCACCCTGCCCGCTGGATAGCGTGGAGTTCGTCTACAACATAGACGACGTGGACCAGCCATTGGTCTGCCACCTAGATTACGAGCCCGAGTGCGCAGGCCACGGGGATCACCCCGATTACCCCAGCACCATGTGCCTGGCGGCGGCCTACATCAAGGACGTGGACATTCTGGGCCTCCTGAGCCCCGACAAGATCGAGGCAATCGAACTGCTCGCCTTAGACGAGCAAGAGCGCTTTGATGGCGATGGTGGGTACGATGAAGAATAAGCCGCCGCCAAGCGTAGGCTGGTGGCCCACCGGCGAGCACAAGGTGCGCTGGTGGAACGGCAAGTGCTGGTCTTGGGCCTGCCTGGACAGCGACAACGAGCACCAGATACGTCATTACAGCGCCAAGGAATCAGCCGATGACGTAGTGTGGTATCCACGGCCAGACTGGTGGCCAGAGAGGTCAAAGACATGAAAGACAGAGAAGAGTACTTCTGCCGCGCCGCGGCCCGCCAGAGCTTGTTCTGCGCTGTCTGGATCGTCGCCCTAGTGGCGTTGATTGCGTGGCTGGCATGACACACATCGGTTGGATGGTCCTTGAAAGCAATGTCTGCATCCTGCTCACCAGGCGCCGCGAGGAGATGGAATATTGGGTGGGCCTCGGATGCGATGCGGTGCCGTTATATGCAATGCCCCCGCTGTAACGCGCCAGCCGGCGTGCTTTCAACTCGGGCCGCGCCCGACAATTCAACCAGAAGGAGATACCAGTGTTACAACAACCACCGGTTCAGCACAACGGAACAACTCGCCGTTTCTGTAGATCGCTCGACGAAGCCTTCGGCGGCGACGGTTACGCCATCACCCACTACAGAAACCGATGGTCGTGGTTCAACCGAGCCGTTGCCTTCAGTGTCTGGGTACTGGCGCTGGCTTACGGGGTGACGCTATGGACCTGAAGAGCCAACTTTTGAGGGAAGAGGGCGCCGAGTCCTGCGCCTACCAAGACTCGCTCGGGTACTGGACCATCGGCGTGGGCCGGCTGATCGACTCGCGCAAGGGCGGCGGCCTGTCGCCAGACGAGATCGACTTCTTGCTTGAGAACGATATCAAAATCAAGACCCGCGAGGTATTGTTGGCGCTGCCGTGGGTGCCCAGACTGTCCGAGCCGCGCCAGGCGGTGCTGATCGGCATGGCCTTTCAAATGGGCATTGGCGGGCTGCTCAAGTTCAAGCGCGCACTGGGGTCAATCGAGGATGGACAGTACAGCGAAGCAGCGATGGAGATGTTGGACAGCGCCTGGGCCAAGCAGACGCCAGCACGAGCGCATCGCATGGCCAAGCAGATGGAGACGGACGAATGGATCCCCTAACCGCAGGCGTCGAACTGGCGCAGACCGTCATCACCCGCATCTGGCCGGACAAGAGCGCAGCCGAGGCGGCGCAGCTTGCCGCTCAGGTCGCCATCGTCCAGGGCCAGCTGGACGTCAATCGCGCCGAGGCATCGAGCCCCAGCGCCTTCACGAGCGGTTGGCGCCCAGCGATTGGCTGGGTCTGCGCCTCGGCGCTGGCGTGTCAATACATCGCCAGACCGCTAGTCCAGTGGGCCGGCATTGTGCTTGACCACCCGCTGCCGACGCTGCCTGGCATCGACGACAACTTGTGGCAACTGATGCTGGGGATGCTGGGCCTTGGTGGGTTGCGTTCGCTGGAAAAAATTAAGGGAGTTGCATCGTGACCGATGAACGCATTGCGGAACTGATGGGGTGGCGTTGGCCGACCAGTGCTCACCCTGACGACATGCTTGCGAAAGTGCGGGCCGTTGTACGCGAAGCTGTACGCACTGATGCATTTGCAGACCGATGCAAGCTGGCAACGGACTGCCTGCCCCAGTCACCCTACCGGGTGATGCTGGAGAATTTGCATCGAGAGATGTTGGGCATTAAGCAGAGGGTTGAGCCATGAACGAACGAATTAGAAAACTAATGGACGGCTGCTTCGACATTACCGTTGACTCTCGCGGAAGGGAGGAATGCACTGCCGACTTTATCAACGTGCAGCGGTTTGCCGAGTTGATTATTGCTGAATGTTGCGATCAAGTGCGGGCAATTGACGCTATGACCATTAGACAACATTTTGGAGTTGAAGAATGAACGAACGAATTAAAGAGCTACTCAGCCGACCTGGGTTCGAACGACTGAACGACTGGGCCAGCATTGGCCCGGTGCAACGGGTCGCGCTGGAAGAGTTCGCCGACCTCATTGTGAAAAAGTGCGCCGAGTTGGCGGAAGAATGTTACTGCGGCGATACCGTTAAGTCTTTGATAATGAACCACTTTGAAATTGAGCTATGAACGAGCGCACCGCGTTTGAAGCGTGGGCCGATAAACATTGGGGCGGCAGTGCGCATTTGCACAAAAGCGCTACCTGCGGGGAGTGGGATGCGTGGCAGGCTGGGCGTGTTGACCTAGCGCAGGTGGGGGACTGCGGGGAAACGTGCAAGAGGGCCAAGCTTTGCTACGCCTGTTCAAGGGAGTTGGCTTTGCACCGAGGCGACATCTTGAGATGCATTGAAACCGACGAACTTTGCACTGTAGAGGCTACATCCACCACCGGCAAAACGATGGTTAAGTGGGCCAGTAACGACTTTGCGGAGTACACGGCAGAGCAGATTGGCGAGTTGTTTTGGATTGAACCCGGTGGTTGAGCCCGTAGCATGGATGGTTTACACAGAAGACGGTAAGTCTGTGTATGTAACCGATAACCCAACCGATATCCAGCAAGGCCAACGAGCTTTGCCGCTTTATACGAAGCTTGAGTGGCAAGGGCTGACAAAGGCTGATGTAAATAAACTCACAAGATTCGTGATTGCGTTCAAGAGTGAGGTTGTGGAGTTTATTAGAGCAGCAGAAGCAAAGCTAAAGGAAAAAAATGACCGAGACCGAACGTAAACTTGACCTCTTGCTAGGCGATGCCCTAGCGGAGAACGAACGCCTCAAGCGCGAAGTCAAACGCCAAGAGATCGTCATCGCGCAGTTGCTACTGGCGATGCACGAAGGCGGAACCTTGAGAGTACGAGATGATGCATCCTGACACCGAGTTGCTGATGCACTTAGCATCCAACATAGTGCGCGAGTACCCCAACGGCGTGAGCACAGTTGACATGCATTTGCGCATGGCGATCACGCTCGACAAGACCCGCAAGATTCTGTGCTTTGCCCGCAAGGCGAGGCTGCTGGGCGTGGCCGGCAGCGGCGTCACTGCTCGATGGGCATCGCCTGAGCGAGCAGCAGAGTTAGACGCTGGGCGCTGGACGAAGCGCAAGTTGCAACACAAGGCGTGCAGGGACCGAAAGACAGCAAGGATCGCCGCACGCCAGGCTGCGTCAGAACTGGCGCCAAGGCGAGTAGCCAAACCGTTTAGGATCAACGCACCGAATTCAGTATGGCAACTAGTGGACTTCCCATGCGACCAACTAAAGCGGCGATAGACGCCATCCGGGACGCCTACATGGCTGACGTTCTGACGATCAGAGCGCACATTCTGGCGCTCAATGATCCGCACCTAGAGGACGCCTGGGCCGGCATCGAGACGTTCGCGGCAGTGGCGCTGCGGGTGATGGCGAAGACCAACCCTAGCAAGCTCAAGAGCGAGATGGTGACTGTGGGGATTTCGGCGCTGCTATGACCGGTCGACCTTGCCGTCCAGTTTGTCAAAGATGCGCCCCAGCAGGTCGCGGATCTCTTTGAGGTCTGAACGGTAATCGTCCCGCGTCACATACGTCTTGGGTAGCTCGACCGATAGGCGGGTCAGGTCGGTTTGAAGCAGCTTAACCGAAGTCCACAACTCCCTAGCGAACCAGCCGGTAACCGCGCAAGCGGTAGCAAGGCCAATGTCGATCAGGTGTTGCGAATCCATCAGATCATCCTAGCAAGTAAAGGCACCGCCCCGCCGGCGCAGGTTGCCAGGGCATCGAACCATTCTACGCCATGCGTGGGCGTCAAGCCTGCTCTGATAGCACGTTGGTTGGAGAGCCAGTCGAGCACCTCCTTGCCCACTGCGGCCAGCACCACGAGGCCATAGGCGGCGTCAGGGCGGCGCAGGATGGCTAGGGCGGCTAGGAAGATCAAGCTGCCATAGAAGAAGTGGTTGGCTTTGTCCTGGGGGAGTGAAGGCATACGGTTAGAACGTAATGCTTCCCGAAGCAGTCCAGTTATAGACGCGGTAACCACCAGCAACGGTAATGGTCGGTGAGCCTGTGGTCGATGCGGCTGCGGCAAATGTGTCGGCGTAGCGGATGATGACTATGCCTGAACCGCCTGCGCGATAGGTTTGTCCTATGCCAGCGCGCACGCCACCGCCCCCGCCGCCTGTGTTGGCAGTTCCCGCTGTGGCTGTATCGGATGTACCGGCGCCAGTGCCGCCGCCTCCTGCGCCTCCTGCGCCTCCCGTACCAGCGTTGCCTGAGCTTCCGCCGCCACCACCAGCATAAGTTACGCTGGACCCTGAAATACTAGACGCTGTACCGGCGCCGCCAGTGCCGCCACTAGCAGTGGTGCCGTTTGCACCAACTGCGCTAGCACCGCCGCCACCGCCGCCACCGTTGAATAAGATGGCACCGCCATCACCGCCGTTATTTCCTTGCCCTGCTGTTCCAGAACCACCCGGCGTTATTTCCCCGCCTGAGCCGCCACCTGATCCGCCAGTACTACCAACGCCGCCTGCGCCGCCGCCACCGCCCAATGAGGTAACTGTTGAAAAAACAGAGTTACTGCCGTTTGTTCCGGGATTTCCACCAGCCCCACCAAGTCCAACCGTTACCGTAATTGCAACGCCAGATGAAACAGCAAACCCGGCGGCTGTCTTAAATCCACCAGCACCGCCACCGCCACAACCATCACCGCTATTTGCGCCGCCACCGCCACCGCCCCCAGCAACAACAAGATATTCAACCGCTGTAGGAGCAACCGCAGGTTTTTTCCTGGCTAAGAATTGATTTGGTGCTGCGAACATTATGCGAACGCCTGGGCTGCGTTACCGTACCAGCTGGTGCCGATGTAGACAAAGCTGAGAATGTCCTCTGCACTGGCCGTTGCTGTGATCGTCGGCACAGTGCCGCCGGGCCATTTGACGCCGGTAAAGGTGGCTGTAGTCATGCCTGTGGCCGCCTGAGTCAAGCGAAGGATGAACGAATTGCCTGCCGTGGGGGAGGTCGGCATTGCGAACGTACAAGGCGTTGAGGCCGTCAGCGTAGCGGTGACAACTGTGCCTGCCGTGATGACGATTGTTGCCGTGCCTGCAACCGTTCCCAGCGCAGCTACTGACTCAACGTATCCCGAGATCGTGGGGGTTGTCAGCGTTGGCGATGTGCTCAGAACAACCGCCACGGTCCCCGTGCTTGAGGCAACCCCAGTCCCGCCACTAGCCACCGGCAACGCAGTAGTCAAGCTCAGGCTCAAAGCACTTACAGCCCGCCCAGCGGTCAAGTTGGCCACCGAGACTTGCTTGGTGGTCGAGCTTTGGACAATCGGCAGAACTTCGGTTCCCGCTAGGGGCGTGGTACTTGCCGGGAGGGCACTGATTTTTGAGTCAGCCATTGCGTTTTGCTCCTTGGAAAAACATTAGTTGAGGATGATCCAGTCGGCGGGGGATGCCTGGCCGGCAGCCATGTACCACTTGCCCGTGCCGGACACATACGCCCGTGCGCCTAGGAATGGCGGCGCATAGGTGACGTTGTTTGCGACCCATGCCCGACGCCCAGCACTGTCCGAAAGCGATGCTTGCGACACAGACCCTCGCGTAATGTTCAGGCCTCCAATATAACAGACCTCTCCAGTGGCGGTAAACAGGCCCGTTGTGGTGTTGTAGATCGCAATGTACAAGCCCCAAGTGGTTCCTGGGGTGATGTTGAACGAGGTGGTGATGGTGTGCCAGGCCGAGTCAGCAACCACTTCGCCAAGCAGCGCGGTGCTCCCGCCAAGATCGCTGTATATGCGCACCGTCCTGTTGGCGGTGGTGGGCATATAGAGTGCCGCCAGGATCGAGAGCGTTTCGGTAGCGAGCCAAGGTTGATTGGACGGCGTTGCGCGCAGTGAGTTGGCAAGAGCCGCGCTGTTCTGTGTGTACTTGATGCTAGTGGCAGTCAAGTTGAACGGCCACACAATAGAGGCCTCGGCCACCGCCGTGGAGGTTCCAGCCACCGCAAACTGATCCGGTGGGCCAGCTACCTGGCCGTTGGTTGTCCACAGGTCCACCAGCGAGTTGGTGAAGATGCTGTCCAGCGTCGGGGATGGGTTGCCACCAAGCTGGGACCACACAACCCCGTTGCTCAACTGCACCGTGGAATCGGTGGTGCTGTAGACCAGCGCTCCAGCGGTGGTGGTTGCTGGAGGTAGCGTAGTAGAAGTGACTTGCGGCAACCCCCATCCGTACAAGTTGCCGTCCGGGTTGTACAGGTCTGGCGTCGATCCGCTGGTGCCGCCAGCATAGGTGTTGCCGAGGCCGAGCGTGGCAACCGGGACGCCAGGGCCAGCGTTGAGTCCGATATGAGAGTACGTTCCTCTGAATATGTCATTCATCTCAATGACGTTAAACGAGCACGTAGCGCCTTCCATCAAGACGGCATACGCTGGCGAGTACCCAATAACAAGCGCCGTTCCAACCAACGATGTTGTTGCCGCCGCAGACATTGTGAACGAGCTGGCACCCACTACGGTGATCGTAGTGCCATCCGGGATTCCAGAGCCCTTGACCGTGCATCCAACATAGACGTTGGACATTGAACTGACTGCAGTAACCGACGTAGTGCTATTGGTGGTGCCGGTAACATTGGTTACAAAACCGCCGCCAGGCTGTATGGTGTTGCCACGTATTTCAGTATAGGTGCAGTTGGATAGGTAAATTTGCGCATCATAGTACGCTGTAGTGCTAGCACCATACGGAATATAATAATAAAATGGATACTCGCACTGATTATTTTCAATGCGCAACTGCGAAGCGTTAAGCGCAACAATTGCGCCGCCGGAGGTTGTAATACTATTGCTGCGAAATACAACTTGCCGAGCATCTGCGCCAATGCTTGTGTAAAGGATACCTGGGCGACCACCGCTAAAATTTGTTTGTACTGTGCCGCCATCAGTAATTGTGTTTTCTTCAATGTTTACAGAATCACCAATCTTTATAAGATTCATTCCATTGGAAAACCAACATCTGCGAATGCTAAATGTAAAGAATCCGTTTGGATTACTGACGCTGTTGTCAAAAACAAGGCCAAAACTGCCAAAGTCCGCAATGTAGATGCGTTCTATAACGAAGTTTGACATTAAACCTGTTATTGCGGCCGTTCTGCACACAAATCCAGAAATGCCAGTCCCAGGAGTTGCCGGTTCAATGCCAAAATCATGGAAGTGGCTGAACCTGTTGCTTAGGCCCGCCAGTACAGTAACAATTATTGCTTCATTAGCGGTAGATATTATGGTGCTTGTTTGCGCGCTATCACCGTACAAATGCAACCGTGTAGTAATGTTAATAGATGACGTTGTTCTATACGTTCCTGTAGGTATGTATAAGCTAGCGCCAGATAACTGGCAAGCGTTAACCGCATACTGAATTGCTAAGGTATCGTCGTTTGAACCATCGCCAATTGCGCCAAAGTCTTTAACGCTTACGCTTTGACGTAATTTAGCCTGCACAGTAGTTGGAACTGCGCCAACACCTGCCGGGTCATAAATAACCTGAGATGCGTTAATATCCGCTTCGCCAGACAAAGAAGAACTGTAGACGGCGCTGCCTTTACTGTTCTGCACCAAGATGCTATATTGCGACCCGACATATACTACAGCCGGTGTCCCGGCATTGACAACGTACCCACCAGATGTGCGCAGTGGCTGCGCCGCTGGCAGTGTTAGGGCGGCGTCCCAGTAGACAACGATAGGGTTGGTCTGAGGCGCTAGATTTGCCTCTCCGACCCAAACATAGCCATTGTCCAGCGGTTGGCCCGCTGTATCGGTGAAGAGTGGGTACGGCGGCTGGACTAAGAGGACGGTCATTTATTGGCTTTCCTGGTCAAATTGGCGCTCAGTCTGAGCCGCATTCTGCAGCCACTGAATTCTGGCGTCCAATGTTTTCGGCAATTTGGCCGCGTCTGCAAATTTCTGGAAGGATTGTGACATGGCCGCACGACGAATGCTAGCGGCGCTTGGCGCGCCCCTGGTCGCGGCTTCAACCGCCAGCTTCTGAAAACCCTCATCAGCGAACAGCTTTCCGGCCGCCTTGAGAGCGTCCTTGTTGCCTTGTGTCATGGCAGTGGTTATCACGGATGTTGCTGCTGCCGCAACCGGGCCGCCCATTGCTGCTGCGCCAGTCACCAGACCCTTGGCCAATGTGCTTTCCATCACCTTGCCGATCAGGCTTTCGGCCTGCATGCCTTGCATCAGCGCCTGGTTCGCCTTGCCGGTTGTCAGGACGTTAGCCCTGGCATCTGTGACGCGCTTGGAGATCTCGTACAGGTCACGCAGCACATTGGATGATCCCTCGCCAAGCGTGTCCACGATGGTCTTGTAGACCGGCGGATTGGCGCGCAGCTTCGGGTAAATATCGGCGAACTCTGAGAACCCAAAGCCACCCTTTTCGGCGCCCCTGGCCGAGCGCGTGACGGACGCCAGCGCGGTAGCCACCGTCTCTTTGCGCAGGTCTTCTGGGACAGTCTTGAGTAGGCGGTTGAACTCTCCCGCATCGCCCTTGGCGGCGCCAGTGATGGCGGTGCGCATCTTGTTGGCTAGGCTGCCTTCAATGTCATTGCCAAACGCATTCACGATGCGCTTGCCCAATGCGCGCTCTTTGGCATAGATCAGATTGGCTGCGCGCAGTTGCTGGCGCAGTTCCTCGCCGCCGATGTTGCCCACGTTCGTCAGTTGATCGTCGGCCAGTGCCGCATACAGGCGCTTGAGGTCCGCTTCGGCCATGCTGCCGTAGGGCGACTCCATCTTGTTGATGGCCTTGCCGATCAAGCCTTTTTCACGCTGGAGACGGCCGTAGGTGATGCCGCCCTCATCGATCATCTTGGAAAGATTGCGCTCGGCCGCAGACATGCCAGTTTCGCCAACCTCGTCCTTGACGGCGGCAAGGGTTTCTTGGAGCTTTGGCAGGCTGACCGGCGATGTTTTTGGCACCACCTCATCGACCGCATTGTAAATTTTGCCCGCTTCAGTATTAAGGTCTGAGCGCGTCTTGGTCAGCGAGTCTTTGATCTTCTGCGACACCACGCCTGGCGCGACTGCACCCTCAACGAAGGTGGCGTCGAACTGCTTGATTACATCGTCGGCCTTGTCCACGGCCTGCGTAACGGTATTGCGCCAAGCGGCTTCGGCCTCGCTGCCTGCGGCGGATCGGGTCAGGCCTGCGGCTGCTCGAACTTGTGGGTTGTCGCTGAACACATCGGCAGGCAGTTGGATGCCCAGGCGTTCGGCTGCCTCTTTCGCCGCCACGTTGACCTGGGCAAGATCGGCCAGCCGGTCGCGTGCGCCAGCCGAGCCGAAGCCTGTGCCAGCGGCTTGCTTGACCAGCTTTCCGACTTCTTCTTCTGCGATGACGGATACGGTAGGCGCTGCGGCCGGGGCCATTGCCGGCGCAACTGGCGGCACAACCTCCGGCACCGCCGCAGGAATCTCCGGAGCCATCATGGGCTCAACGCGAGCCGCCGGCGTCGGCATAGGGGTTGGAGCTCGGCCACCCGTAACGCTTTGCGCGCCTCTCCTGACCGCCTGTACAGCCGGAGGGATTACGCGCTGCAAAACCTGTCCCACGGGGCCAGTGGCTGCTGCAATACCTATTTCAGCAAGGTCTGTTAAACCAGTTCTGCCGCCAGTTGCCGCTTGACTTACCTCAATCGCCGCTTGCGTTGCGCCAGCGCCAACGATTGCGCCGGGGATGGTTGCCGCTCGGCCTGCTGGTGTGAATGCTGCAAGCCCACCGATTGCGCGAGGAATGTCCCCCATGCTGAATCCTGGCGGGATCGCGTATTCTTTTTGGTCAACCGACGAGCGCAGCAGGTAATTTCCCTTGGCATCCTGGCGAACTTGCACGCCTGGAAAATTGGCCTGCAGAATCTGCACCGTCTCCTTGGGGTTGGTTAGAAGTGAGCCAAGCGCCGTCTTGAATGATGCCACGCTCATTTGGTTGAGCTCTGGCATGCTCGTCCACTCGGGCAGCGCTTGAGTCTCAGGCGTTGCTCGGGCGGTGCCGGTAATCGATTCAGCCAGGCCTTCAAAGAATCCCATCTTCGGCTGTGATGCCGCCCACTGCTCTGGCGACATTGGGGCCGCAGCAGGCGCTGTGGGAGCGGGCGTAGAGGCCGCTGGCGCAGCCTGCTTGGTCTGAGATGCCAGCCATTCCTCTGGACTCATTGCGCCCCCACTGATTTTTTGTACTCGGCCCACTGCGCATCATTGAAGTTTGCGGGGCGCGTGTAATTCCGGCCGCCAACTATCACGATATTTGGATCGTTGGTTGCCGTTGTCTCAGGCCCAAACACATTGTCAGGGTTGAGTTTGTAGTTCTTGACCACCACGCCGAGCGCCTTCCTGTCATCGCCTGCCTTCTTCTGCGCTGAGTCTAGGTATTGCTTGGCAAGGTTGACGAATTCTTCTCGTTGTTTGGGCTGCAGGAACTGGCCGCTTTCTGCCTTCTTCAAGCTGTTTTCAAGTCTTGTGTACAGACCAGCGGTATCGCGGGCCGTTGCGAATTCAGTCTCACGCACAACCGAACCAGGGTCAAGCATTTTCATAAAGCCGGTGATTAGCGCAATGTCGCCTGGGCCTGTTTTTACTTTGGCGGATGATTCAATGTTTGAATAAGTAGTGCCAAGCTCGCCATAAACCTTGGTGCGGGCTTGGAATTCCTTGCGCAGCTTTTCCTCTTGATCGAATGCTTTGGCCGGGTCGGGGGTGCCGGCTTTGAGTGCCTCCAGTTCAAGCACTGCTATTTGAGACTCAAGGCTGAGTTTTCTAGCTTGGGCCAGCGCCGATCCGGTCTGAGCTTTTGTCAGGCCAAGGGCGGCGGCTTTGCTTGCAAGGTCCGCAAGTGCAACCTGCTCTGAAAACTTAGCCTCGACCGCCGCCTTGGCTGCGTTTGCTTTTGCCAGTGCAAGATCAGCGGCTGTCTTGTCTGGAGCGGTAATGGCTGTGGCTTGTTTTGTCTTTGCGTCTGCTACTGCCGCGTCTGCTTTTGCAACGGCTTCGATTTGTTCTGCCGGCGCCTTGGCTTGCGCTCTACGCTCTGCGCCCATCTTGATGGCAAATTCAGTTATTTCTTTTCCGCCAGGCATTTGCGAGATGGTGAACCCGAAATAGTCTTCGGTGGCTTGTGGGTTCACCTTGGCCACATCTCGCCAGGTCTCCAAGAACTTGGCGCCTGCCTCGTCGCCGGAGTTGCGTTTTCCTTCGATCTGTTGTTCGAGTAGGCTAATGGCAATTTCTGGCTGGCCTGCTTTGAATGCAGAGAAAACCTGTCCAGATTGTTGTAATGCTGCTTGCTGACGTTCGCCCGACAACATGCTAAAGCTTTCGCGCACGGCCTTGGCTTGCGCCTCTGGCAACATCATTGAGAGGTTGGCATAGTCGGCAGCGGTTGCGCCTGGCTGACGCAACTTGTTGAACCCTTCTTGGATCGTCTTCTGGTTGGCCAGTTGCTGTTGCTGCTGCTCTTGTTTTAATCTAGCCTCTTGAACGCTTGCGCCGGTTTGGAATGCGCTCAAGAAGGCTTGTGTTGGGTCAGCGATTTGAACGCTGTAGTCGATTGGTGCTGGCATCAGAATTTCCCTCCCAGGCCAGTAAACAAACCAAGGCCGCCAGAGATTGCCGATGGAATTGCGCTGAATGCTTTGCCTTGGGCAATTTCAGCGCCGGCTTGTGCTGCGCCTTGCTGTCCTAAAAGATTTGACACATTGGCCCCTGTTTGCATCCCGGCAGCCCCAACACCAGCCGCTGATGCCTGGCCCAGGCTTGTCATGCCGCCGAGTCGCCCGTATTGTTGGTCAATGAGACTGGATAGAAGTTGAGGGCGAAACTGGCCAAGCGCGGCCTGAATGTTGCCGCCACGCAGGCCGCCGGTAGCCGATGCTTGCTGCAACAGTGCGTTTTCACCTTGCGCGGCAAGGGCTTTGTATGTCTCGCCACCACTGATGCGCTCAATGGCTGCGCGCTCGGCCTCTGGGCCTTTGAGGCCAAGTAATTCTTGCTGCGCTGCAAGTGCTCCTGGGCCTGCCTCTGTGTAATCCTTAAGCAGTTTTTGAACTGTATCGAATTGCCTGCGCTGCTCGTCAATGCCGGCCTGCGCGGCTGCGCCTTGAATTCCTGCCGCGCTTGATGCTGCATCGGCCTGCATCATCCCTGAAATAAGCGTTGAGCCGCCAACGGCAATGCCGGCCAGTGCTGCTCCTGATAGTCCGAATGTCATTTTTATCTCTCCAAGTGCGCCGTCTGTAAGGCCTCAAGAACTGGTGCTGGCGCCGGAATGGTGAACAAGTCCCACAGCGCTTGCGGTTCCTGCTCGTTGGTTGGGTTGGCGTGGAATGTAGTCACCTCGACGTCAGTCAAGGTAATTCCAGCACGCTTTGCGCCAATCTTAGAGACACTCATATCACCTGGCGCGAGGGTGCGGGGTCCACTGTCTGTGCTGACAATCAACTGGCCTTTGCGCACCAAGAAAAACGATTCCTCTCGGTGAATTGCGCCAGTCAGGACGGTTCCGGCTGGGATGTGCATTGTGCGAGCGTACAGGCCGGCACAGAAGGCGTGCTCAACGGGCATTCTCACCTGGGGCAGCTTTAGAAGCTCGGCCTCCAGGCGATAGATTGGCTCGGTGCCAGTTTTGACTTCCTGAACCAATGCATGACTCATCGGGCATTCCTGTGCAGGGTGAGCCGCTGGCAACCCGATAGACTCAGCGACTTGATTTTCACACATTTTGACAACCCGTCAATCTTCCATCTCAAATTCCCGCTCGTCCCAGGCCTGGCAAACGCGCAAGTCGTGGCAGATGAACTCGAACTTGTTGCAGTAGCCTCGGAACCCGGCCTCGGTGTCCCAGCCGTTGCGAGGGATGCGCTCCATTTTAGCCTGCGTCATGGTGCTGTTGTCGTAGTACTCGCAGTTCGAGCACCGGCGGCGCCTGGCCTCCTTCTCGTCCACCTGCATCGCCTTGCCAACAGCGACCCAGAAGACCTTGTTGGCTGTTGGCTCGTTGGATGGGTTCTCGGGGCCGAGCATCCAGTCCTCGATGACGGTATCGGTGTTCTTCTTGTTCTCGGCCGTGGTGATGAACTCCTCGCCCATCGGCAGGCCTGCAAAGCCCTGGGGGATAACCATAAATTCTTTCATGCTGCGTTCCTTTAGGTGATTTCGCGGCCTGATGCGCGGATGGTCAGCGATGTGGCTGCGCTGGCAATGGTAGAGATGAGGCCTCCGGTCTCTAGCGCCTGGCCAACCAACTCCGGGAACGTGTAGGTCTCGTCCGGTGCAATGCTGCGAGTGTCCACGATCAGGTTGGCCGCGCCAGCGCTGCCGCCACTGGTCACCAGGTTGACGCCGATTGTTACGTTGCCGCCGCTAGTGTTGGTGGCGGTGAATTTGTCGATGATCGCCTTGCAGTTGATGGCGGTGTACTGCGTGGTCTGGCTGTTCTCGGCCTGCTTTGCTGGGATCAGTACTTTAACGGTTACGGTCATGATGGCTTTTATTGCTCGGTTTGAGTGACGGCAAGGATGACGGCTGGCGCTGCCGGAGCAAAAGCGGTAGCCGCAACGGTGGAAATACTAACGTTAGTATTATTTGCGGCATACATTACTTCAATAAAATCACCAGCAAGCAAGGACGCAACTTCATTTAGCGTTACTACCAAATACCCATTGTTCAGCGTGATAGATGCAACTCTAGCTGAATTAGTAAAGTCAGTTGTGCCATTCAATCGCAACCAAACCCAAATAGATTTCTGAGATGAATTGGTTGATGTAATCTGTACCGAGCAGGCAATGTTGTACAAGCCAGCCTGGGCAACGATAATTTGCGATGTTGTTCCGCCAATACTGACGCCATTGGCGATCTCTGTATTAGTGAACAGCAACGGATAAGCCGTGTTGATTACAGCAGGGCTTTGGCTATTTGTTTTGGTGAATTCGCCGTAATAAATTTGCTGTTCAATGGTTGGGCGTACAAATATAACGCCGTCAGTTGTGCCAACTTGCAGAACGGCTGCAATTGGAACCACGTTATTTGGCGCAGTAGGCTTAACATTGGTAAGCCCTCCCGCCACGGTAGGCGAGGCGTACAAAATGTCGCCCAACGTAAACGCACTGGTGTCCAGATTGCGCACAAACCCCCATACAGTGCAGTATCCTTTTTCGCCAGTGTCCGGTAAATCGTGCGTCATTATGCCAACAACATATAGCGTGTTTGTTGCGCCATTTGCTAGGTATGGAGCAATCGACAACGCGCTATCGGGAACGGCTCCTGTAAAGCCTACTACCGTGCCGTTGGGGATGGTGACGCCGGTGAAGTTGGCTACGCGAGCGTAGGTTTCTAGCCCAACTTGCTGAACAACGCCGTACTCCATCCCAATATCAGCGGTTTGGTCTGTCTCGTTCCACGCCATGCGTGCCATGCGGGAAACGTGTGGTGCGGATTGATCGAAGTCGATGTAATCAGTAACAACAGAGTTGTTGTTCTCAATGACTGGGGCCGCCGCCAGCAGTTCTACTGCATTGGCGATGCGAGTGAGTTGCGCCAGTGCATCATTCGCTGTGGCCTGGGCGGTGCCGGCGGCAATATTGACCTCCAGCACCTCGTCCGGAGTGTACTGCGCTATATCAGCAACGGAAAACAGCAGTTCGAACTGTCTGATCTGCTGCTGGTCGGTCAAAAACTGCGCGAGTTGATCCCGCGTCAGATTGAGTTTCCGAGAGTTCGGCGCAGTGGTTGCCATGCTTTAGAACGCCAGTGCTTCTAGCTGGGCCTCAAGCCTGGCGAATGACACGTGGGCGCTACTGTCGCCCCTAAAGCGTTGGATGCGCCAGTTACGCATGTGGCCTTGCTGGAACCACGCCAGGCGCTTCTTGGTGTCCCCAGTGGTGCCTACCGAGATAAACTTGTCCTGGCTCCATGATCTGCCGTCCAGCGAGTAGCTGGTGCTGATCTGCGGGTTGCCAAGCGCTGCTAAATTTTGGACGGCAAGCTCGAGCAGGATGTATTCGCCATTCTCTTGCAGCAAAAAGAACCCGTTTTCTTGAAGCAAACCGTTGACCACCTGTGTGGCCAGGGCAACGCTTCCCGTCAATGCCACCAGTTCTAGCTTGTTGAAGATGGCGCCATTGCTCTCGTTGTAGACGATGAGCGTGCCGAATTCCCAGCGCACTTGCTGGCCCCAGTGGTGGCCGGTGTCCTGCACGAGATACCCGATGGCGCTGGACTGCGGATCGCCGACCAGCCACCTGTTGTAGCACCAGACGATGTTCCTGGCCCGGTACTGCGCGATGCCAGTGGTGGTGCTGGCTAGAACAAACCAGACCTGCTCCTGCAACTCTCGAGAGGCCGATGCGTCGTAGACCAGCGTCTGGTCTGGCAGGTGAACGTAGAGGTGTTCGTGAGCCTTGTCGTTCCTGGCCTCTAGCTTTACCGTGCTCAACTGGTCTTCGGTGTACCGCTGAAGAATGTTGTCGATCTCTTGAGTGCTGACCTTTGTTGTGGTTGCGGAGACGCCAAGATAGATGCCGGGTGCCTCGTTCCGCCCGCCGCCAAGGAAGGCCATCGCATCAACAAAAACGCAGCAGGCCTGAGTCCCGATGCAGCCCTTTTGAATCTGAGCGCCCTCGATCCTTGCGAACGGGAAAAGATCGGTGCCTATGTTGTTGAAGACCTCGACGGTGTGCCGATTGAGGGCGTAAACCTCGTTGCGAAGTTTAAGCAGCGCCACTATTGGGTCAGGGTCCGCTTCGCTTGACCCGTACTTCAGCGGGTTGACGGCGAATGGATCGTTTAGCTCTGTGACGATTAGGTACTGGCCGTCGGTGGTCATGAAGTAGCCATCGACCCAGCAGAAGTCGATCACGAAGCCCAGGTCTGGGTCTGTCACTTGCTGCAACCCTGCGGTGCTGTTCCAGTAGTACAGGCGGCCACCGGACGCGACCGCCAGGCTGGTGAAGCTGTAGTCAAAGGTCACTAGGTTGGTGGTTGGCCCGCCAACATCGCCAAGAACTGTTACCGCCCCAGCACTTGACACCGACACAAGTTTCGAGCCCATGACCCGGTAGCAGATGTTGTTCCACTCGATGCCGCCGCGGTCAACGCCTGGGCCTGTCCCATTGGCGACAATGCCATCACCTGGGCGCAGGAAGCCGTTGCTGATGCCGCTGACCTTTGGCACGGGCACCAGATTGACGGGATAGCTGGTGCGAATTTCCGGCGTGCCGTCAGTGTAAATTCCGTTCAAGATTGGAATTTGCATGGCTTACCACTTGACCTTATCGGCCCAATACGCTGCGCTCATCTTGCCCTTGGAGATGTTCTCGGCGTGCCTGGCCTTGAATGACTCTCGGCGAGCCTGGGATGCCTTTGACTCGCCCTCCATCTTCGGCGACCCGGATACGCCTTGCTGCCCGAAGCGAATGGTCTTCACTTGGTCTCCGGCCTTGGCTACGACGACATGGCTTTTTGTCGGATGCGATGGCGTGCGCTTGGGCTTGTTGTAGCCCGCGACGCCAGCCCGATCCAGTCTTGAGTCTTTGGCGCCCATGATGCCCTAGTCAAGCAGAATATACGCGCCATCCTCTTGCAGCAGGAAGAACCCATCTTCCTGCAGCAGCGCTCCGGCAATCGGCCCGCCACCGATATTCCAGAAACGGATTCGGAAGCGCAGCCGAGTCAGCGGGTACATCTCAGAAGCCCTCGCCAGGCATGACGTGTAGGGACGTGCCGGCTGCGGAGATGTACGCCATTAGGCTGTAATCGCCGGGCTTGGTGATAGTTACCTGTGCGCCTCCCGGCACCGGGTAATCTGCTGTGGTCGCGACCACCGGGGCGGTTTCACCAAAGCGGATGTAGCAGACATTTGCGCCGAGGTTGGTCAGGCAGACGGTCTGCGTGGCGCCGGTAACCGTTGCGGTGGCCGATGCCGCTCCTGGGGACACGATGACGCCACGGTTGTAGCCTGGCGAAAATGGGGCTGAGTTGTAAGGCATTGGGTTCGCTCCTGAAGATTAGCCGATGCGATACCAAGAGTTGGTCGCTTGGTAAAAACGCATGGTGAAGAACGCATTGGCGGCCAAGGTGGTCGGCGCTCCGAATGCCGCGGCAGCGCCGTTGAGCGCCAACGTGAATGCCGTGATGATCTGCGTGGTGGTCACCAGCAACTGCGTCCCGTCTGGCGTCCCGGTATTGAGCGGGAGCGTGATCGTGCCGGTGGCCAGCGTGCCGGCTGGCTGCAGCAACATCCACTGCTGCTCGCTTACCGGCGTTGGAACGGTAATGTTGAACCCAGCGCCCGGGGTGTAGAGGTTGGTGGAGACGGTAGGCGCTGCAAAGACGGTCTGAAAGTACGCCAGCAGTTGACTGACAGAGACCTTGCGAGCATCGCCGTTGTTCGGGACGTAGATCGGCAGCAGATCGCCGCCGGATATCTGACTGAGGCCTGCTAGTTGATTGATCGTCGGCATGTGTGGCCTCTTTCAGGTGTATTCGAGCGGGCCATCCTGGCCGGCCAGGGTTGGGTAGACAGGCTGCGCCAGGAATGGATTGTCGTAGACCCTCCAAGGCTTGTTACCTGCGCCAGATGGCATGGTTCCTGGCATCTGTTGCTCAATCGGCATGGCGGCCCTGGACAGGAGGGTATTGTACGTCTCCTTGGCCGTCATCTTGGTGTCCGGCATAACCTGCTTGCCGTAACTTGGGGCCAGCTTCACGCCGAGATTGGTGTAGATCGCTTCGTTGGATGAATCCGGGACGTTGGTCTGCTCGTCTAGATCGCTGTCCTGCGGGCTCGAGGGGAGCGGGTAGCCCAGGCGGATGCCGAGTGCATTCCACGATGCAATCATGGTATCGAGTCGGCGCAGAGCGCTGTCGAGCTGCTCCGGCGTGAGGTCAAAGACGTAGGACGCCAGCCCGATTTCCTCGAAGGCCTGCGTTACGAACTGGCGCTTTGTCCATCCCATTGCTCAGACTCCTGTGATTCGGTGCTGGATCAATTGTCCCAGCTTTCTGTCCGGCGTGCGACCGTCGAAGCGAATGTCTAGCTCTCGCGCTTTGAGCTCAAGCTCTTGCCGCGTTGGTGGTGCGTCATCCTTTGGGGCTGGTGCCGCCGCTTTGGTTAACTCGCGCCAGTCTAGAGGCTTTGAGGGCTTGTGCTTCTTGACTGGCTTGCGCAGCCACTTGGCCTTGATCTTAACCGGGCCGCTGGCCTTGTCGCCAGCAGCGATGATAGCCTCATCGGACGATGCAAACCAGCCGGCTGCTAGCTTGGCGTCAGCCTGCTCCTGGGTCTGCACGCCGATGATCTTGTAGGTGCCAGTGCCGCCAGGCTTTGGGATTTGCCCTGGCGACTGGTAGAGCATGGCCGGGAGTTGCATTACTTCTTGGCCTTTGCTGGGGCTTTGCCGGGCTTTCCAGCCTTCATCGCAGCAGTCCTGGCGGTAGATAGCGCAACGGCGATGGCTTGCTTCTGGGGCATCCCTGCCTTCATCTCTTTGCCGATGTTTTTAGAGATCGACTTTTCGGAGTAGCCTTTTTTTAGGGGCATGGTGTTCTTTCCTGTTTGCGTTTCTCACGGGCCAACTGCATGGATGCTAGGCGCTTGGCCCTGATAACAGGGTCTTGCCACGAGCCGGCTGTCTTGCCTGCAATTTTCTGCTTTGTGCTGTCGTCTCGCGGCGAACGTTTGCGAGTTTTAGCCGAGACGCTCATCTTGGCACGGGTTTCTGGAGTTCGCTCGTAAGCGGCTAGTTTTTGCTTGGTTGATTCTGGCATTGCATAGCCGGATGCCTTGCGATCTTGCCATGCCAGTTTTACTTTCAAAGATCGTGCCGCGCGCATCTCATCTGTCCATGCCGCCTTAAGGCTTTCAGTCACTTTCAAACGATATTCATCGTTCTGCCAAAGTTTTGATGCAGCATCAGACCATGCAGTTGTGTCTAAAAACTTGCGGCCTGTAGCTTTTGCGGAAATCTTTGCGGCAACATCTGGATTCTTGGATGGGGCTGTTTCACCACCATAGGCGACGTTGTACCCTTGTGGGGCCAACGCGCCTAAGGCAATGATTGCTGCTTTTTCAGCGGCGTGCAGTTCTTCTTGCGTGTCAAACTCAGCAATCAATGAGATGGCCGGCTCACCATACTTACGCCACGCACAATGCACAGGAAGCAGACTTCCGCTTCTAGCGGACCGTTTGTGTTGCGCAATGCGGGTGTTCATAGTGCGCACCGTTTGCCCAATGTAGGCCTTGCCTGACGCAAAAAGCAACTTGTAGAGGGTGTACATATCATGCTCCTGATTTGACTCAAGAGCATGATAGCACACTAAGCGGTATTATCTTGTTTAATTATTGATTAAACAAAAGTATACCTGACATTTCCGGCTGTTTGTTCACAACACCGAACAAGGTATCAAGGCGGTACTTGATGACCATGCTGTCGATATCGTAGAACTTCTGCATCACCAGTTCAACGCCCTGGTCGGTGGTGGCACGCATCACTGCGGTGCCAGCATCGGACGGGATGGCGTAACGGCCTGGCAGGATTTCCAGCGAGTCCTTTTGCCAGAAGACGTTGATCGCCGAGGCTCCAGTGTTGAGCCAGTTCAGTGCCGCAGCGCCGGCAGCGGTAACCAGCTGCACGTTCTTGTACTGCAGTTCAGCATCGGTGGCCGGTGCCGTGGCTGCAATGATCGGAGGGCTGATGACCAAGGTCACGCCACCGGCGGGAACGCTAATGACGCGGAAGGTCTTCAGTTGGCCGGTAGACACTTTGGTGATGTGATGCACCGCGTAGATACCGTCAATCGTGAACGCATCACCAGCCACAACGCCAGCCGAGTTGGACACGGTAACGGTTTGGTAGCGGTTGTCCACGTTGATCTGGCCGCCGACCGAGGTCGAGGTAGCCTGTGGCACGTACTGAGCCTGGGCGCCACTAGTGTCAATGGTGGTTACGCCACCAGCTGCCACGGCGATGCGGTTGGCGTAGTCGAACTTGTACGTGTCGAAGCCTGCGACCATCCCGACCTGGTTACGCTCGTAAGCGAGGTTAGATTTTGGGTTGCCGAAGGAGCGAGTCGCCACCGCCAGGTTGCCGGCCATGCCGTTGTAATCGCGGCTGGACAAGCCCAGGAAGCGGTCGTAGTCAGGCACGCCTTGCTCGTTCATGATCGTGTCGCACAGGCTCACGTCGTCATAGTCACCGGCGGCGCCAACGATCGGAACCACCAGCGTGCCCTGAGCGGCTGCGGTGTTCATGATCGCCACGTTGATATCGCTGGCCAACTTCTGCTTCGCGCTCTCGCCCAGGCGGCCCTCTTGCAGCGCATCGCGCAGGTCAAGGGTTGTCATGGTCCATGGCACCGTTTGGCTAAAGCCGATGGTGCTGGGAACTGACAACTGGGTCATGTTCTGATAGGTGACGGGCGTGCCGGGTGCGCTGGTTTGCGACTGGGCGATGTAAGGCATCGGGCGCCAGATGGTGTCGTTGGTACGGGCCATCATCGTCTGGTCGGTGTTGTAGACCGAGACGTGGCGCGACAGAACCAGCAAGTCTTGGAAACCTTCGAGAATGTCTTCGAACGCTACGCGCTCTTCTTTTGAGAATGAATTGCTCATGATAAATCCTTAGATTAAAACTATTTGGATGCCGCTCGCTTTTGCGCTTTGTACTGAATGACCTTGGTCATGTTGCCAGTCTTCTCCGCTTCTGCTCGCAGACGTTCTAGGGTTGAGTCCACCGCCCCTGATGATCGGCCAGTTCCTGACACGATTTTCTCGGGCGGCGGGGCTGCTTTGCGGTTCGTCACTTTTAAGTCCTTCTCCAGTTTCGCTACCGCAAAAGCAAACTTCACGGGGTCTGTAATCTCGGATAGCTCCTTTGCCTTCTTCAAGTTCTTGCCGAGTGCGTAAATCACCAGCGCCGGATTCTCGGCACCTTGTAGCACGACGCCTTGCTGGGTGATGCTGAAGAGTTCCTGGGCCACGGCCTCGGCGTCTTCAAAATCCTTCACTCGCAGTTCGGCTTTCGCCTTACCGTAGCTGTCCAGCTTGGACTGCCAGGCCTTCTGCTGAGTCATAACTTCAGCCTCTTGCCTGGCGCTTACATCGGCGGCTTTTCTTTTCAGATCAAACCAATCCGACAGTGCTACTTCAAACTTGTCCGCGTCGTAATCGTGATCCTCAAGCGTTGGCTTTTTCCCCAGCGTGACCGGTTTGGTCTCAGTCTGCGTGGTTTGTAGCTTCGCTTGCAGATCGCGGTTCTGGCGCTGCAGTTCTCGGTGTGACTTGCGCAGCTCGCGAACCCATTCCGGCGCGTGAGTCTGCTCCTCGGGAGGCGGCGCTTCCTCCCCGATGGATACTACAACCTCCTCCTCGGCATCATCAGACTCTTCCTGGTCGGCAACTGGATTGCTGCTGTCCTCGGTGCTGTCCTCAATAACGCCAGTGTCTTGGTCGTCCTCTCCAATATCTGCCTGCTTCATTTTGACCCCATCAAACTCACCCATTTAGAACGGCTGGGCGGATGCCGTTGATACATTCTGAACTATTTTAGAGCATCTGACAATAGATCACGCGCCTTGGCCCTGGATCATCCTTTGGATGGCCTCGGCGTTGGTGATCGCCATGTTCTGGGCGGACTCGTCCACCTTGCCGAGCGTCTCCAGAGTCTGAGCTCTCCGAAGCTCCGAGTTGGCGATGGTCTCGACCGTATCGGCCCGAGCCTTGGCGGCCTTGGCCTCTTCGTTGGCGGCTGCGGCCTGCAAGTACATGGTGTTCGGGTCTTGCGGCGTGTTTTGCATTTCCGCCATCAACTCTTCCTTCTCTTTGTCGGTTGGCTGGACAACGCCCATGCGCAGGAGTTTCTTCCGGAAGTACGAATTCGCATCCTCGATGCCCTCTCCCTCCATATTCATCATCGCCATAGCGCCCAATACCTGCGCCGTCTCGGGGTCTTGGGTGATCTGGAGCATGCCGGTCAAGGCTCGCACCGTGGCGGCCTTCTTGCTGCTGCTGGACGGGCCAACGTCAACGTTGACGTCAAACGCCGCCGCGCCGAGGTCGTTGGCCATGACCATCTCGCCGGTTTCCTGGTCAATCGTCGGCTGCATCAACTCCACAATGTCGGTCTCGCCGGTCTGGGTGAGCGTTTTCATCCGCCGCTTGCTCTCGGTGTAGACGTCCTTGGCCATGCTCAACCAAATCTCGCCGCAGCGCTTCATGCCCTTGGCAAAGTTGGACATGTAGATGAAGGTCTGCATGTCCACCCGGGCCTGGATCATCTCGACGGCTTTGCCGGAGATGTTGCTGACCATCTTGTCTGCTCCCTGAGCGTTGCCAAGAATATCCTGCATGTCCTGCTCGGTGATCTGGAGCAGTGCCGCCATAGCGGGCGGGATGTTGGGGCTTTTCGTGTAGGCGACTGGCCCGCTGATGGCCTGGTTGCCGTTCTGGTCGGTGACCGGGTTGATGAGCAGGTACGGATAGTCTTTTAGGTTGTCCTCGGCCCACATCATCTGATGGCCAGCGACCTGCTCGGGCACCAGTATCGGCTTCTCGACCGATGACAAGGCGCTGATCTCGCCGAGCTTGGAGAGTTGCATATTCTTGAGGCGCTGGGCGTCCTTTGCCAGGCGCACGTGACCCATGCAGCGCTCGATGTTGTCCACGAACCAGCGCTTGCCGAAGACGGGAACAATCGGGATGCACTTGCCGGCGATGTACCCGGCGTCATCAAGCACCTTGCCGCCTGACATGACGTACTTGCGGACCTTCTTGCGCTTGACGCGTTTCTGGCGCACCTCCAGGCTGCCGACCGCCAGCAGGGTTTCCTCGAGCGTATCGTCGTTGGCGAAGTCCGCCTGGCTGTAGCGCTCCTCCTCGCCGGTGATAGTCTGGAAAATGCGGATGGTCTCGCTCTTTTCCTCGACCTTGTAGTACTCGGCCACGTAGACCACATCAGGCGTGCACCAGTCAAACTCGTACTGGTGGATGATCTTGGGCCAGTCGGTCGGATCATCGCCCCAGGTGTCTTTGTACGCTTGGCGGGTCATGCTGGTGACAACGAAGCAGTACTTGGCGTCTGATTTGTCCTGGCGCTTGGCGCCGAGGTCGAAGAACACCGAGCTATCGGCATCGAAGATCGGCTCGATCTTGATGCGCTGCCGATCGTCCTCGGGGTCTTCCTCGTCCTCGTAGGCAGTACGCAGCCGCCAGGCTCCGAACCCGCCACCGACCGCCTCCTCGAAGGCGTTGTCGTAAGCCTCGTTCGCCACCGAATCATTCTCATCGGCACGGTACAGGCCGTCGCAAACGTCGGCCAGCTTGTCGTTCTCCTCGCCGTCCTTGCTGACGAAATCCACCGTGATGCGGTTGTTCCGGTACTCGTTGATGATGCGGATCACGGACAGGTGGATCTTGTTCACCTCGAACTTGGGCTTGTTCTCGAACTGATCCCAGAGCGGGCCTTCCCACTGGCTGCCGGAGAGCGAATAGAAGCGCCGATCCTGCAGGCACTGCAGGCGCTCGTCGCGCATCGCGCTCTGAATGTCGTTGAACTGCGCCAGCGCCTCGGTGTGCAGGTTGGCAATGCGTTGATCGTTGGACATTCTGGCCATCTTAGTTCCTCACCATTTGCTGACGGTCTTCATCGGGATGACGGTCTGCGGTTTTACTGTATTTGCACGCCGCACCGCTTCGCAAGCATACCTAAGCGCGTCAATCACGTGGTTCTTCTTGTCCTCAAGCACGGGCAGAATCTTGCCTGTCAATGGGTCAGTCTTATAGCTGTAAAGCGTCAACTCGTCAATCGTGTGCGTACACCGAGGATGCACGACGATAGTGTAATTCTTCAAAAACTCGATGCCTTCCTCGACCGACCGCGGCCCTTTGACCGCCGTCATAATCTTCGGGAACCCGTTGCGCCTCATGTGGCTGATCGTCTCCGGCCTGGCTGAGTCGGCCACGATGGGCCACTTCTCGGCCTCTGGCACTTGCATGAACAGCTCTGGCGTGTTGACGATCTCGCAGCCCACCATGTAGGCTTCAAAGTCGATGTACAGTGTTCGCCCAATTATATGGCAGCGCACCAGCGTGGTCGGGTCAACAGAGAACCCCCAGTCCGCGCCAAGCCGGTGGATCGCGTCAGGCGGTGCGTCAAAGTCTTCGATGCGCCAGTTCCGAAACACCCGCGACTGGCTGTTCTGGAGGTACTCGCCACGCCAAACGTGCTGGTACTTGTCCGGGTCGCGCCGCTTGTCGTACTCCATCTCGTCCTTGAGGACGGTCGGGAACCACGGGTTGTCGGCATAGTTCACGCGGATGACGGTCGCGTCCTTCGGCGGCGTTGGGCCACGCAGCAGCAGGTCCACCGGATCGCTGGCCTGGCGGGGGTTCCAAGTGAACCAGAGCTCGGACCCCGGCTTGCGGATCGTTGGCCGGAGCAGGTCTAGGCTGGTCTGGCTCAAGCTCTGCGCCTCCTCGACCCAAGCACGGTCGTATCCCTCCAGCGACTTGATGCTGTCCGCCGTGTGGTTCTGCATGCCCTGGAAGATGATCCTGCCGTCTGCCTTCTTGGACTTGATGACCGCATCTTGAACCTCGAAATAGGCGCCAGCATTCATCTCCTGAATCTTCATCTCCAGCAGGCGCTTAACCGATTGATTCAAGGATTTCTGAATCTCGCGCACGCAAACACTAGATTGCGACTGATTGATGATATGTTCCTCGAGCATCATCTCGGCGAACATATGAGACTTGCCAGAACCTCGGCCGCCCCAGGCTCCTTTGTAGCGGCTAGCCTCTAGGAGGGGGAGTGACCATTCGGGGGTCTTTATTTCAAGGGATTTACCCATTCTTGATTACTACTCGCTCAATTCTTGAAAACAATAATGGGTTTTCAGAATCTCCAGATAATTCTAATTTATCCCCATATTTCTTTGGGGCTAATTTAGATAGTAGCCATTTTCTGCTTTCTATTTGCAGCCTTTGCTTGTTGACTGATCCAGAGTCAGTAGCTCCAGAGTCTGTGCTATTTACCGGCTCGTCGGCAATCAACAGAATCTCATCGGCAATGCCGTCTATGAGCTCGTCTCGCGCACGCGTGTAGCGGTCAGCCAGCGCCGCGTCACCATCGCACCACAACAAAAACGTCGGCCTGGCTACGCCAGCCTTCAGGCACGCCTTGCGCAGGCTCAGGCCTTCTGTCGCCATGCCAGACAGCACCGTCTCGATTTGCTGCGCCTTGTCGGCCACTGTTGTTATTTTCGACATGTCTGAATCGCCCCTATCCCAAATTTTCCCACAACTGCCTAAAAATTAAGCAGACCACCCCATCTAAGGGTTTTCCCTATCCGGATACGCTTTTTCCGCACGATGTTCGGGTACAGCGGGTACACCCCTAAAGGGGTGTGTACCCGGTTGTACCCCAAACACGTCTTTCGCCCGGGTACAACTGTACCCGCTTGTACCCGCTTGTACCCTGTACCCGGTCAAAATCCGATCCCCAGCTCATAAATTCCGGGCTCCTCCTCGACCATCTCGCCTCGCTCCAGAAGCTCCACAACGGCCCTGGCGAACGCTTGCTTCTTGCTGTTCGTAGACTCCAACTCTGACAGTTCATCGAACGCTTGCCTCCATTCCGACCTGGCGACCAGCCTGGCATTGAGCGTCTTGAACGCCTCCCAAGCCACGTTCGCGTTGGTGCTGCGCAGCTTGCGTTTGGCGGTCTTGGTGGGCTCGCCTGCCTGCACCAGCACCGCGCTCGTCACCGGCTCGCCGTCCTCATCAAACCAACCCGGAATAACTACTTTCTCAAGCGTAGCATATAAGGTAGCCGCCAACTCGGCGTCCTTGCTCTTGCGCTGGATAATCTCCATCGGCGCGTCGCCCTTGGCCGGCACGATGCTGATCTCAATGTCCAGCGCACCACGCCAAGCGCTGGAGCCTCGAGCCCTGTGCTGAGTCTCTTCAGAAACTCCAGTATGGTGGACTAGTATGATGGTGCAATTGAATTCAGCCATTAACATAGCGCAGGCATCAAGCATCGCCTTGGCGTCTTGGGATGAATTCTCATCGCCGGAGTTGAAGCGGTGCAGGGTATCTATCGTGATGATGGCGGGCTTGATGGGTAGCGCCCGGATGTGCTCGGAGACCTTGCGGTAGCCCTCTGGAGTATCTAGATCGCAGCCGCTCTTGCTGAGATACATATTAAGCGCCTGACCATTCCCATGGTGCTCCTTCCAAGCCGCTATCCGGCTGCGCAGACCATGGTGGCCCTCGCCGGCAAGGTAGACAATCGCCCCTGGCGTGACCCGGTTGCCGAACCAGTCCGGTTGGCCCTGGGCCATCCGCAGGCACCAGTCGAGCGTGGCGAAGGTCTTCCCGCCTCCGCTCGGGCCGTGGATCATGATGAGCGCCGCTTGCTGAATCCAGCCTTTGACCATCCACCGAATCGGCGCTGGCTGGCGGGAGAACTCGTCCGCCGGCATCAACCAGTCGCTTACTGCAGGCTCGAGCAGCGCCGCCAGGTCGTTGCCGGCCTGAACGTAATCATTGGCGTCCCCAGCCGCGGGCGGCATCACTGACCTGGCGCCATACTTGGCGCTGGCCTGCTCTGCGTAGCGCTGGCCAACTCCAGACGCATCGTTGTCGGCAACAATTACCAAGTCTTGTTGTGCGCCGAACCGCTCCCGCAGCGCTCCGGTGACTGGGACCAAGTTGCTGGCGCTGTACGCCACTGCGCACGCCTTGCCGGTGGCTTGGTGAATCGTTGCGGCAGTCGCGAAGCCCTCGGCGATGTAGATGGTGCTGCTAGGCTCGCCGAGCATCCAGAACTTGCCCCCAGTAGCGCCGCCGGGGTGATAGCGTTTCTCGCCATCGACTGCGATGTACTGCACGCTGGCTAGATCACCTTCGGCGCCATATAGCGGGACCATCAGCCGCCCGTCGCCGGTGATCCTTGCGCCATTGGGTGCGATGCCCTTGCGTGCTAGATACGGGTGATCGGCGCTCGCTGCGCCGCCTGCTGTCCAGATCGCATCCACGGTGCTAGCGGCAACCGCTTGGCTGCGCTCCTGCTCGGCCTCCCGTGCCGCCTTGGCCTCGGCCATTCGCCGGGTGTGCGCCATTTCTTCCGCGATGGTAAGTTTCCTGCCCATCTCAGCCTGCCAGGCCTGCTCGATGCCTGCCCGCCAGCACCCGAACCGCCCTGCCGGTACGCCATCGCCGAATGCCACGTACCAACCGGGCTTGCTGTGGCCCGGTGTGCCCTTGGTGCCAGAGTTGAACCTGTGTAGCTTGCCGTCTAGGTAGATCGCCTCTGGCGGCTCCAGGCCGGCTTCTACCATTGCCTCTCTTAGCTGCTCGTCTGGTGGCTCAATCCTCTTGGGCTCTGGGAGAGCGTAGACGCCGCCGAAGATGCTAGTCAGGTCTGCCATTCGGCGCCTTCAGTAGATAGGTCGACAACCGCTGTATCGCGGTGATGCGTGGCCGCTTGGAGCGACCTCGCTGGAGGGCAAGAACGGTACTGTAGTGCAGGCCGGTGGCCGCCGCAACGACCCGCACCTTGCGGTCTTGCAGAGCGGCAACGACTTGCTCGATGGTCATCATAGAACGTACTCCTGAAAAAAAGTTGGTGAAGATCGAAAAAAAGTATAGCACAAGTCGAAAAGATGAGGTAGGATGGCATCCATGCACTGAACGGATTTCCCGACGAGTGCTGACACAGAAGGAAGCAAGATGAACGCAAAGATCAACCAAGCCATCGCCGACTGCGACCGCTTCATTGCCAAGGAGCAAGCGCAAGCCGCTGACCTCCGACCGGCGGATGTTGCCAAGATGTTGGACTTCTACATTGCGCACCGCGCCAAGCTCATCAAAATGCTGGAGGCCTGAAGATGGCCATCAACCTAAAAACCACGTCCACCCTGGCGTCGAACGGCGCCAAGATCCTTGTCTACGGCCAAGCCGGCGCAGGCAAAACAACGCTAGCAGCAACCCTGCCAGCGCCAATCATCCTGAGCGCCGAGGGTGGGCTCTTGAGCATTCAAGATGCCAACCTGCCCTACATCGAGGTGACCAGCATGGCCACCCTGATGGAGGCATACAGCTGGCTGCGCGACAGCCACGAGGCAAAGGATTACCAGAGCGTGGCGCTGGACTCTATCTCGGAGATCGCCGAGGTGGTCCTGAACGCCGAGAAGAAGAGCAACAAAGACCCACGCGCAGCCTATGGCGCGATGCAAGAACAGATGGCCGATATCATCCGCGCCTTTCGCGACCTGCCTGGTCGCCACGTCTACATGTCGGCAAAGCTCGAGAAGACGCAGGACGAGATGGGCCGGGTTCTTTACTCGCCCTCAATGCCGGGTAACAAGACCGGCCAGGCCTTGCCTTACTTTTTCGACGAAGTCTTGGCCCTGCGGGTTGAGAAAGACGCCGAAGGGATAAGCCAGCGGGCACTCATGTGCGACAGCGACGGCCTCTGGCTGGCGAAGGATCGCAGCGGCAAGTTGAGCGCCTGGGAAACGCCAGACCTCTATCACATCATCAGCAAGATCGGCGGTGCGAAATGATCGGCGTCTGGTTGGCGTGTAAGGAAGCCGAGCGCTTGGCAACCGAGGCCCGCCGGGTTGTCGAAGACGCCATGATCGAGCAGTTCAAGATTGCCAAGGACATGGAAGGCACGAAGACCTTCATGAACCTCGGCTACACGGTCAAGATCGCTGGCCGCCTGAACCACAAGATCGACAGCGACAAGCTGCAGGCCATTGCTGCCGAGGCGGGCCTGGCCGAGCACCTTGGCTCCCTTTTCCGCTGGAAACCGGAAATCAATTCGTCGGCTTGGAAGTCGGCTGACGAATCCATCACGCGCCCGCTCCTGGGTGCGATCACCACCACGGCGGGTCGCCCGTCTTTTTCAATCACCAAGGAATAAACATCATGGCCTCATTCGGAGAAACATTCGTCGCTGCTGACCTGCCCATGGGCAAGAGCTTTGAGCCCCTGCCTGCCGGCTGGTACACGGCAGCCATCACGCAGGCGACCGTCAAAGACACCAAGGCTGGCACTGGTCGCTACATCTCGCTCAAGTACGACATTACCGGCCCGAGCCACCAGGGTCGCACGATCTTTGGCAACCTCAACATCAGCAACCCGAACCCGAAGGCGGAGGAGATTGGCCGCCAGCAGCTGAACAGCCTGATGCGGGCCATTGGCCTGGCAAAGGTGAACGACACCGACCAACTCATCGGCGGGCAGCTGAAGATCAAGCTGGCGATCACCAGCAGCGATCAGTACGGCGAGGGCAACGAGGTCAAAGACTTTGCTGGCATCGCCGGCGGGGCAATGCCTGCGGCAAGCAAGCCGGTGGCTCCTTCTGCTGGCGCGAAGGCTGCGCCGCCTTGGGCGAAGTGAGATAGCAAACCCTGGCGTGACAGATAAATCTAGGAACCTGTCACGCTTTTACCTTACAAAACAAGGACTTACATCATGATTATCAAGTTAAGCAAAGAAGAGATTACAGAAGCAATTCTGGAGTGGACAAACAAACAAATGGACTTTGACTATCAAGAGCACAAGCTCAACATGGTGGAAATGCACTACGACGGCTGCGAGGTCTCCTGGGTCAAGCCTGCCGAGCCCGAGGCCACCTAATGCGACAGCACCGCCCCGATCACGTCCTAGAGCGAGCCGAGTTCTTGTCACGCGCTCGCTCCATGGCCCGCCGGGGCGTTGCCCTGACGCATAGCAAACTCACGCCAGCAGAAGTGCAGGAGATCCGTCAGGCCAAGGAAAACCGCCTAGACCTGCTGGCCCACATTGCCGAGACCTTGAGCAATTCCGCACTGGCGGAAAAGTACGGCGTTCATCCACGCACCATTGAGAAGGTGCTGTCTTATGAGACTTGGAGCCACATCAAATGAGTGCAATCCCAATCCCCGACGAGGTAGCCGCGGCCATCGACGCCGCCCACGAGCGCCAGGTCGAGCTACCCAGGTCGCACCTCGGTGCCAGCCAACTTGGTCACGCCTGTGATAGGTGGCTGTGGCTGTCCTTCCGCTGGGCGGTGCGCGAGCCCTTCCCTGGTCGCATCCTGCGCTTGTTTCGGCGGGGCCGGATGGAGGAGGCCACCATAGCGGCGGACCTCAAAAGCATTGGGATTGAGATACACAGCACCGAGGGAGCCCAGGCCCGGGTTGATTTTGGCTCGCACGTCTCCGGCAGTCTGGATGGCATCATCGAATCTGGCGTCCCTGGTGCGCCAAAGGCTCGGCACATCTTCGAGGCCAAGACGCACAGCAAGAAATCGTTTGACGATCTGGTCAAGCACGGCGTAGAGAAATCCAAACCGGTCCACGCCGCGCAGATGCAGGTCTACATGGCTGGCACGAACATTGACCGCGCCTTGTACTTTGCAGTCTGCAAAGACGATGACCGCATCTACACCGAGCGTTTGCGAGCAAGTCACACCGAGGCCGAGCGCCTGATTGCTCGCGGGCATCGCATTGCTCTGGCGGACAGGATGCCCGAGCCCTTGTCCAGCAATCCAAGTTGGTACGAGTGCAAGTTCTGCGCAGCGCATGACTTCTGCCACGGCAGCAAGAAGACCAAGGAAGTGAATTGCCGGACCTGTGCGCACAGCACGGCGGAGCCCTCCACGCCAGACAGCGATGCGCATTGGACATGCGCACGATTTGACCGCAGCGTGATTCCGATTGAAACCCAATACACCGGCTGCGGCAGCCATGTCCTGCACCCTGACATGGTAAAATGGCGCATGAAGGATGGAAAAGACAACTTTACTGCTGTGTATGAAATAAACGGAGTGGACGTTGCTAATGGCGACCCAGAAAATGAAGGTGTTTTTAGTTCAAAAGAATTGCTTGCAAATTCTAATGCTTGCGCAGATAAAGAATCATGGAAAACGCTTCATGATTTGAGAAAACAATTTAATGGAAGAATTGTTAAATGAATAAATTAATTTCAAGAAAATTTGCAATTGCAAATGTTTTGGCTCGCTATTTTACTGGAAAAAAATGTATTAGAGAACACATATCAGAAAGATTTGTTACTTCTGGTTTGTGTGTTGAATGCAATGCGTATTTATGCAAAAAAAGAAGTTTAGAAAAAACAAAAGAAGTTAAAGAATCAAATAAAAAATGGAGACAAGAAAACGCAGGTTACATATATTTAAAAAATAAAGAATGGAAATCTAAAAATCCTTTAAAGGTAATTCAGTCTAGTAAAAAATATCATGATAAAAATAAAGACAGATTAAAGCCAATAAGAGATTTATACAGAGAGAAAACGAAAGAACAGAATAAAGTTTATTCAAAAAACTGGCTTGAAAACAACAAAGAAAAACGCAGGGAAACAGTAAATTCCTGGAGAAAAATCAAGTTAAAAACAGACCCAATTTTTGCATCAAAACAAAAGATAAGGGGTTTGATAGTTGACGCATTTAGAAGAGGAGGATTGAAAAAATCAAATAAAACAGAGGAAATATTAGGCTGCTCAATTGATTGTGCTAGACACTATATAGAGTCTAAATTTTTGGAAGGAATGGATTGGTTGAATCATGGAAAGTGGCACATTGACCATATTATTCCATTATCAAATGCGAAAACAATTGATGATGTAATTGTGCTTTCTCACTATAAAAATCTTCAGCCTTTGTGGGCTGTTGAAAATTTAAAAAAAGGAGGAAGAAATGACAATGCAATTGCGTGAATATCAAACACGGGCACTGAACATGCTTTACGCGTGGTTTGAAAAGAACGCAACTGGCCATCCAGTACTGAACATGCCTGGCGGGTCCGGCAAGTCGGTGGTGATTGCATCGTTGGCAAAGGATGCGTTGCAAAACTGGCCGGAGACAAGAATTTTGATGCTGGTCCACTCCAAAGAGCTGATCCTTCAAAACGCTGACAAGCTGCGCAGATTGTGGCCCGATGCGCCATTCGGCATCTACAGCGCCAGTGTTGGTAAACGCCAACTTGATGAGCCAATCACCTATGCCGGCATTGGATCTGTGGCCAATCGTAGCAAGGAGATTGGGCACATTGATCTGTGCATCATTGACGAAGTGCACGCTGTTTCAACCGCCGAGAGTGGCATTTATCGGAAGCTGATTGCCGACTTGCTGAAAATCAATCCAGCCATGCGGATCGTTGGATTGAGCGCCAGCCCCTACAGGCTTGGGCAAGGTCTGATAACTGAAGGACCAACCGCAATCTTTTCCGATATTTTGGAGCCTGTCAGCATCCAGGAGCTGGTTTCCAAAGCGCACCTTGTCCCGTTGCGATCAAAGATTACCAATCACAAGCTAGACACAGACGGTTTGCACAAGCGCCAAGGGGAATACATTGCGTCCGAGATGGAGGCAAAGTTCAACACCGACGATCACAACGGCGCCGTGGTAGAAGAGATTATCGAGAGGGCAAGCAACCGCGAGCATTGGCTAATTTTTTGCTCTGGTGTTGCTCACTCTGAAGATGTAGCCGAATGCTTGCGTGGGGCCGGCATTCCTGCCGAGTCGTTGGATGCAACGCATAGCAAGTCTGAGCGCGAGCGCAAGTTGGCCGATTTTGAGTCTGGTCGAATGCGTGCTATTTGCTCAGTTGGAATTTTAACGACAGGCTACGATTTTCCTGCCTTGGATTGCATTGCGTTCTTGCGATCTACTATGTCTCCAGGGCTTTACTTGCAAATGGCCGTGCGCGGCATGAGGCCGCACTTAGGCAAGACCGACTGCCTGGTGCTTGACTTCGCAGCGGTGGTGGCAACCCACGGCCCGATCACCCACGTCCGACCGCC